CCGAGGAGGCCCTGGAGGGCTCCGATGATCGCTGGGTGCCTTCGACTTTGCTCCCTGCGGATGTGGCGGCGAGTTTGACCACGCCGATGGGTTCTCCATCCGAGGAGCCCAGGTCGGCCAAGAGTCTCGACCTTGATTTGCCAGGCGAGGACCAGGCTCCCTTGCCGGAGGCGCTACAAGAGACCCGCGAGTGGCCTGACCACATGAACACCGAAGACGAGCGCGTGGCGTATTGGCGTGAGTATTCCGCCCGCGACGAGGATGTCATCGCTCGGGTGCAGAAGCGAACGGCCCGCGTCTACAGAGAGATGCTTCTCTCTATTCGCAAGACCCTGAAAGAGATCGCTGGCAAGAAGGAGGTCTCGTCGCGCTCCTTCTCGTTCCAGACCAAGGCGTTCACGGATGCGGAGTTGGAGCGCCTCCTTGGCGTCAACTTGCTGGAGTGGAGCGAGATGCTCGCTGGTCAGATCACGCACATCCTCAAGGACTCACAGGTCTCGGCAGCCGGGGCGTTGGCCTCTGAGCTTGGCTTGGCTGCGACAATCTCGACGGTCGAGGATCCTTTCATCTTGGCGTTCTACGCAGACTTCCCGGTGTATCTCTCCGAGGGTGCAACATCGAACCTTGCCCTGGATGTCCGGTCCTCAATTCTGCGCGCAGTATCCGAGGCAGAGATCGGCAGCGTGAACTCTTTGCGCGAGGCGATACGCCTGACGCTGCGGGAGACGCTGGGAGCCGTGGATGGCGTGATGGGCGGCTTGGATGCTCGCGCCGACCGCATTGCCAGAACGGAGACGATCAAGGCGAACAACGGTGCCCGCACGGAAGAGATGAAGAACAATGGCATCGAGAAGCACATCTGGCTTTCCAGTCGTGATAGCGCCGTGCGCGATTCCCACCAGAGTCTTGACGGTGACGAGGTCGAGGTCGGCCAGCCGTTCAGCAACGGCCTGGCCTTCCCCGGCGACCACGCTACTTCGGGGCAGCGCCCTGCTGCCGAGGTTGTGAACTGCCGATGCACCACGATCCCCGTAGTCAAACAGGAGTCCCAATGACTAACACCCAGAACGAACTAGCCGCCCTGGTTGCGAGCGGTTGTGCTTCTGTCGATCAGATGGCCGACCTTGGATCTGAGCGCGTAGCCCTCGTGAAGACGAACCCCGAGGTCATTCAACTGCGCGCCAAGGCCCAGAAGCCCATCTCGATCAACGACGAGAACCGCACCATCAGCTATCTCGTCTCGGACGAGACGGTTGATCGCATGGGCGACATCATTCGCGTGAAGGGCTGGAACCTCGCCTCGTACCGCCAGAACCCCGTGGTCCTTTGGGGCCACGAGGGGAAGAGCGTGCCGCCGATAGGCAAGGCGAATAATGTGCGGCGGCGCTACGGCCCTGCCCGCCTAACTGCCGATATCGAGTTCGCGCCAAAGGAGGCGTTCGAGTTTGCGGATACGATCTATCAACTGGCGGTTAGGGGTTTTGTGCGCGCCACTTCGGTGGGGTTCCTGCCGACCGCGAGCGAAGAGGTGGACGAGAAGAAGAGGGAGAAGCTCGGCCTGGGTCCGTTCGGGCAACTATACACGGGCGCAGAGTTGATGGAGATTAGCGTGGTCGCCGTTCCCGCGAATCCAAGCGCCCTACAGGATGGTGTCAAGGCTCTTTCTTTGGAGGGCCTGATGGATGACGGTACGGCTGCGCGTTTCTTCGATATATACCCTGCGAGCGAAGACTTAGCTCTACGGAGAGTTCGCGCAGCCTGCCGTTCTTTCGTGGACTTCGGTGCAGGGGCGGCACGGGCGGTCGTTGATCTTGGCGAGGATCCGGGCAGTCCTGATATCGCTGGGGCAGCCGAAGCGGCAGCCGAACCTGAACAAGCCAAGGAAGCCAAGGGGGGCGAGTCTCTGGACGCCGCCCAGGAAGTATGTGGGGAGATCGAACATGATAGCGAGGTCCGGCTGGTTGCAGCCATGGCTTCGCTTATCGAGCAACAGGCAGAGCAGACCATGGCAACCCGCCAACTGGTTGACGGCCTGACCGACTTGACAAGGACTCTTCAGCGAACAGCTTGCGGCGGCGCGAACGGCGGCTCAGTTTCTGAGCCCGATGCCGAAGTGCCCGAAGCCGCAGAGCGAAGCGCGGAGAAGATAGACGAGTTGGTGAACAGCGCCCTCCGTGGTTTCGCGGAACGCATCGGCGGGAATACCTATCCGAAAGACACAGACCCGAAAAGGGCGTAGATTCACATGGAACAGAACACACTAGAGGCCGCATTCGAGCGGCAGTTGGATACTCTCGGCAAGGCTCTGGAGAGCACCATTGACGATTGGCGTCAGGCTGAGGAAGGCAAGCGCGACGAGTTGCGCGAGCAGATCGGCAAGCTGGAAGCCTCCATCGAGGAGGTCAAGTCGAACCTGGCCGAAGAGAGCCGCGCTCACCTGCCCGGCGTCGAGGTGGCCGTAGACGGAGAGCGCGATGCGTTCTCTCTTGGCCGCGCTTGCCGCGCAATCGCCAGCAAGAACTTCTCCAACGCTCCTTACGAGCAGGAGGTTTTCTCGAACATGAGCGCCAAGGCCATGAGTGAGGGGACCGGAAGCGCGGGAGGTTTCGTGGTGCCTGAAGAGGCAATCCTGAATGTGATTGAGAAGCTCAAGGCGCGAGTCGTGGCTTTCGAGCTTGGTGCGATGGATATGGCTTGCACGGGCATCCCCTGCGTCATACCTCGAATCAGCACGGCGGCATCGGCAAGCTGGGTCAGCGAGAACGCGCCCATCACGGCGAGTGACCTGGCCTTTGAGCAAATCTCGCTCTCGCCCAAAACAGCGGCGGCTCGCGTGGTCTTGTCGAACCTATTGCTAGAGACGAGCAACCCGGCTGCCGACCGCATCATCGAAGAGGACATGAGTTCCCAGCTAGGTCTCGCCGTGGATGCGGCCAGCCTGAACGGTGGGGGCTCAGGAGAGCCGACTGGCGTGATCGCAACCGGGGGCGTCGGCTCCGTCTCGGGTGTCGCGGCTTCCTCAAAGATCGACGGGATCGACAAGCTGATCGACTTCGAGCAGGATCTCCAGAACGCCGATGCGTTCGCTGGCGCGCTTGGTTGGGCGGTCCACCCGAGTGTATTGGGCGCGATCCGCGAGATGACTACGAACTTCGCGGGCGCTTCGGTTGGCCTGTCGAATCAGGTCATCTCTGAGGGCTTCGCTCAGACGATCCTCGGGCATCCGTATGCCACCACGACTTCGCTCACGGCTATCTTCGCGGGCGGCGCTACCAGCGCCACCAACTCGATGATCTTCGGCAACTGGAACGACCTTCTGATTGCCCGTTGGGGCGGTCTTCGTCTCCTCGCGTCGAACACCTCCGACGATGCCTTCTCGAAAGACCAGACGCACATTCGCGGAACGATCCGCGTAGATGTCGGTCTGCGCCATGTCGAGTCCTTCACCTTCTCCGCTTAGGTTGGCGTCATGGGATACTTCGATATAGCCTCCGGCACCTCGACGGTCCTCGCCATCCCGGTGGCCGTGCATTCTGGCACGGCCACCGGGGTCGCTGTTGACACTCGCGGAGCCCAATCAATCTTCGTGATTGTTCATTGCGGCACGGTGACTTCTACTGCGACCATGGATCTCAAAGTGCAGTCTGATGACAACTCTGGCTTCACCTCTGCGACCGATGTCACAAGCGCAACCTTCACCCAACTCACGGCATCGAACCACGAGAAGGTTATGGTGGGGCGCGTGAACATGACGGGATCTGAGCGGTACATCCGAGTGCTTGGCACCTACGGCGGCTCAGGGGATGTCCCTCTGAGCGTGACGGTCACGCTCGATATGGAGAACTCTGCGGATGCCACGACTGCCGACTTCAACCTCGCGCCGTAGGAGGTGATGCCGTGAGCAAGATGCGCGTGATGGATGGCTGCACCCTGCATTACCCGGACGGATCCGTTCGCGGCGGTGCTGGCTATGTTGTAGCTCTCGAGGCCAGGCATGAAAACCACGCACTCTTCGGGCAGATGGCTGTTCTTGAAGACTGCCCAGACTTCTTCTCTTCCGATGCCGTGGATATTCAACGGCTCCGGGCACCCTATGCGTCAGAGCCTTCTCCGGCGGCATCGAAGAAGAAGAAGAAGGCCAAGAAGAAACGAAAGAAGTCCTAGCGGGTTTTTCTCTCCCCGCGCCGACGAGTTGGGCTTGGCCTTCTTCTTGCCCGGCTCGTCGGCACCTCACAACTCACCCACGATCCAATGGAATACTACAGAGTGATCGACGGCCATACCGTCACGGACTCCGAGGGCAAGATACTTGGCTCTGGCGGCGATGTGCTTGCGCTTGCAACGGACTCGCCGGATAGAGATATCCGAACCGCCGCAGAGGGTCAGATCGCTGGCAACTGGTCTAGGGTCGCCAAACTGGCGGGCAAGCCTGATGGCTACGGAGAAAAGAAGCCTGCGGCAAAGAAGACTGCGGCAAAGAAGAAGGCGACCTATAAAACCAGGGACGCGGCTCCCGAGTAGATATGGACGCGACCACGAAAGCCAGGGTCAAGGATCTCCTTGAGATCACGAGTGTCACCCACGATACCGTGATTGATGCGCTCATCGCCGTGGTATCGCAGCGCATCGAGTCATTCATTGATCGACCCCTGGAGACGGCGGCTCGGACGGAGGAGTACGACATCCGCCCGCGCCAGATGGTCTTGTTCCTTCGCGCCTACCCGCTCACCGCCCAGGGCGATGTGGCGAGCGTGAAGATCGCAACCAACTGGGACTTCGCAGCGGCAACCGCTATAACCGCCACCGACTATCATGTGGACTACAGCACGGGCGCGCTTCACTTCAACTTCATCCCGATCACAAACTATCTCGGGAACAATTCGGCTACAGCGCCTAACGCCGTGCAAGTGACTTACACGGCGGGCTTTGCCGCCAACACGGCCAGCATGATAACCGACTACCCCGCCGTGGCCTCGGCCTGCGAGACGCAGGTGATTGCGATGTGGCGGCGGCGGGATGAGCCCATGGCGAAGACCACCAAGATCGGAGACTATGGCTCCACCATCGAGGGATCCGTGCGCTTTCTTCCTGATGTCATCGAGGCGCTGATTCCGTACAGGCGGCAGCGGTTCGGCCAATGAGCTTTCGCTTCACCAGCAACAGCGCGGAGTTTTCCCGCAAGCTCAATAGTCTCGACGGCGAGATATATCGAGCATCTCGGAAGGAGATCGTGGACCTACAGGAGACCTGGGTCGCCAACATGAAGACCGGGCACTTTTCCGGGTACTACCCTGGCGAGACGCTAGGCACCAAACTGCGCGCCCGCTCGGGACATCTGCGCTCCTCTGTGGGGGGCCGAGTAACTGGATCGAAGCTCTCCACCCTGAAAGCTGTTATGCGGGTCGGCGGCGGTCGGGCTGGATACGCCCGCATCCAAGAAAAGGGGGGAGTGGTTCGCCCGAAGAAGAAGAGGTACCTGACCGTCCCTCTTCCCGCCGCGCTTCGAGGCAAGACGGGCACGCTTCGGCCCAAGGCCAAGATACGCAAGGTGGGCGATAGATACGAGACAGGCTTCGGCCCGACCTTCATTATCACCGAGTCATCTGGTCATCCGATCATCATGGTGAGGAAGGAGAATGGAACCATGGTTCCTCTTTATGTCCTCAAGAGGTCGGTCAAGATCAAGCCGAGGCTGGGCGCGGAGCGCGAGTTGCTCCAGCTTGGACGGAGTCGCCTGCCCCAAATATCTGACCGCATCCTGCGGGTGCTTATTGGCAAAGGGGGTGCGTGATGGGCTACGCCGCTGTGGGCACTTGGGATCTTGTCCCCTCGTCCTTCCCTGTCGAGGTCAAGGTGCGCCGTCGAGGTGCCCGGACGCCGTGGGAGGGCTCTCTGATCCATCGACGCCAGACCTTCTCAAGCGAGTCTGCTCAGGGCCAGGCGGGTGTTCGGCGGTTCACGCTGACCTTCGCGCTGGCGACGAAGTCCGACTACAACCGTGCCCTCACGCTATGGAAGCTCTCGACGGGCGGCTCGCAGGGATTGAGCTACTCGACCACGAGCGAGTCCTATTCTGGCACGGAGGTGTTGATCGTTCGCATGGTCGGGGCACCGTTCTCGATAACCCAGACGGCAGACAACCAGTACAGCTTCAAGATTGTGCTGGAGGAGATGCTCGATGCCCCCTAGCGGATCACCCGTCAAAGAGGCGATCCTCGATGATCTCCAGAACACGGCGCTCGCCCTGGTGGTCGCGGGCTCGGACTACTATACGACCATCGAGAAGATCCAGCGAGTCGATGCTGGGCCGATGGAACTCAAGGAGTTCCCGGCTGCTATCATCGTCCCGCTCTCGACGGACTACGAGCGCGAGGGATCTCGCGGCACGCGCACCATCGCGGCCTCGTACCGTATTCAGATCACGCTGTTCCTTCGGACGCGCACGGACGCCGCGAGCAAGATCGAGCGTTTCATCAGAGATGTTCACAAGGCGGTCCTGGTTGACCGCTATCGCAACGCCAATGCGATCAACACGCGAGTCACGGGCGACGAGGTGTTCTATCCGACCGAGGATGATGAACCCTATACGACCGCAAATGTAGTTCTGGAGGTTGACTATCGAACCGTCTGGGATGACCTCAACGCACCCACTTAGAATCTGACCCCAAGGAGTTACCCTCATGGCCTTCCGCACCTTTGACCGCAAACTGTACTTCGCCCTCGAAACAACCGAGGGAACCTTTGTCACGCCCAATGCCTCGTCGGGATACCTGGAGACCATCGACCCATCGTGGACGGTGACGCCGAGGATGTTCGAGCGCAACCCCACGCGCTTATCTGTGACGCCTGCTCCGCAAGTGGTTGCAGGAACATCAAAGACCGCGCCCGCAGCGACCGTCGAGTTCTCGTTCTCCGTTGAGCTAACGGGGAGCGGGACCACCGCCACCGTCCCGCGCTGGGGCGATCTTCTCAAGGCGTGCGGAATGCGCCAGGTGGAGTCGCTGAACTCTACGGCTGTTGGCAATCTAAACCTAGGCTCGTCCTCAGTCGCGCCCGCCGTGTTCTACAACAACGAGAACTTCGGTTTTGCTGCGGGCACATCCTACGGAACTCCGGTCAAGGGTGGCCGAGTGGTCGGAGATACCTTCTACGACGATGGCACGCTGTACTATGTGCTTGATGGCGCAACCACCACATGGACTGCCGGAGATAACGCCATCGGGCAGCGGTCGGATACCAACGCCGTAGCGTCATCGCCGTCTACAGGCGTGGGGACAGCGTGGGTAATGGACGCCCATGACGCTCTCGGGGGCGGCAATAGCTCTTCCGTTTCGTTTGTAGTCTACCTCGACAACACCAACGCCGCACTAGCCGCCCAGGGCTGCCGGGGCACCGTTGACTTCGTTTTCGCGGCGGGCGACCGGGTGATGATGAACTTCACATTCATGGGCACGCTAAAAGACTATACGGAGACGGGCACGCCCTTGCCCATAGCAGAAGGCCGACCGCTGCCGCCTGCATTCGTGAACGCCGACATGGTGATCCAAGACTCATCCTACGGCACCACGGATGCAGTCGCCGTTTCCAGCCCGATCTTCAATAGCATCACCATTAGTCTCGGGAACGACTTGGTGGTCCGCGAGAATCCCTCGGTATCGAGCGGCTACGGCCAGACCTATATCACCGGGCGCACTCCGACGATGACCTGGAACCCCGATGCCGTTCTCTCGACTGAGTACGACTTCTGGAAACGCTTTCTGGTGGGCGAGACAACCCGCTGCAAGCTGAATGTCGGAACGGCTGCCGGGAACAAGTTCCTGTTCAAGGTTCCGGCGCTCCAATTCACGGGGCTCGCTGATTCCAGCAGCGACGAGGTGGTGGTCTACGACACCACGAGTACGATGACAGGAGGCGACTACGGCTCCTCAATCCAGCAGACCACCGGGATAGTCGCCACGCAAACAAGCTCGCGTCTCGGCACGAATAACGAGTTCATGTTCATCCACCTGTAAACCATACCCTGACCTAAACGGCAACCCGGAGGCACCGATGCCGATTGCACTTGACCCGAAAGCAACCTTTCAATACATACTGGAAGATGACCGCACCCTGCCCGATGACGAGCGCACCACCTTCACCCTGCGCGGCCTTACTGTCGCTGAGGAGGCGAAGGTGGCCGACTCGATGATCGCCAGTATCCCAGGCCAGGAGGAACTCTCCTTCCGGTCGGGGACGCATCAACTCACCATCTTGCGCCACGGCCTGCGGGGTTGGGCTAACCTCTCCGATGCGAGCGGCAAGCAGATATCCTTTGAGGTCTCGCGTGGGTCGCCAAAACAGGTGACCGATTCTTGCCTCGACAGGCTCTTGCCCAGGCATCGCCAGGAACTCATGGGTGCGATCTTGGAGCGTGGGGCCATCTCGGAGTCGGAGGGGGAGTGATACGGGCGGCGGTAGCGCAGGGGTGGGGGGTCGCAACCGCGAAGGCGTGCGGCCAGGCATTCCCTGATTGCTCCCGATGCCGCCGTCCGGGTAGTGACGAATTGCGAAAGTCTTGGGGGTGCGATTCCGAAGCCCGCTCAATTGTTTGGGAGTCCTCTTGTCCTCGCTGCGCTGGGGCTGGCGGCGAGTGCGCTCGGTGCGAGGGCACGGGAACTGTGGGCTATCGTCGCTGTCCTTCCGCGATGGTCACGGGAGCGAGCGCGGGGTTCCGCGTTCACCTCGACTTGCTTCTGCGGGCCTACAGTCACTACGACCGCAGGAATGTTCTCCCGGTGAGAGGCGCGTGGCTCGACCAGTCGCGGTCATTTCTTGCGGGCGTCGATCTCATCGACGCAGAGCGCGGCTATTGGCAGGGGTTACTGAGCGACCACCAGGAGCGCGAGATGGAGCGGCAGAAGCGTTCGAGCCAGATGGCGCAGCAGCGAGGGAGGCGACGATAGATGGCAACATCAGAGCATCGGCTTGAGTACGAGATCCGGCTCAAGGATCTCGCCACAAGGGCTCTCAAGAAGTTCGGCGGGGTGGCGAAGAAGCAGGCCAATATAGCCAGGGAGGCATTCAAGCGCCTGGGCAAGATAGTAAAAGGCGTGCGCACCGCCTTGTCCGATGCGTTTGCGGCTTCGGCGTTTGCCGGAATGCGTAGCGGCATTACCCGTGCGCGAGAGTTCTCGAAGGCGATGGGGGAGGTGAATACCATCCTTGGCGAAGGGGGAATGACGATAGGCGAGGCCACCGAAGAGGTCAAGGCTCTGGCGCTTGCGCTGGGCGCCCCCGCGCCCGAGGTCGCCGCTGGCCTGTACCAGACGCTCTCCGCAGGCGTGACGGACGCAGCAGATGCGATGGTGCTACTGGAGGGCGCGACCCGGTTGGGAATCGCGGGCATAGCCTCCACGAGCGAGGCGGTTGACCTCCTGACCACGAAGTTCAACGCCTACGGCGAGACGGTCACCGCTTCCGGCGTGAAGGCCACGAGCGACATGATTTTCAAGACCGTGCAGCTTGGGAAGACAACCATCCCAGAGCTATCGGCATCCATGGGGATGGTGCTTCCGGTTGCCTCGCAACTCGGCGTCAGTTTTGGGGAGGTCGCTGCGGCTGTGGCGGCGCTTACGCTGAAGGGGCTTTCCACATCGGAAGCCACCACGCAACTGAACGCCGTGTTCACCGCTTTCTTGCAGAAGGGCGAGCTTGCCAAGAAGACATTTGGCGAGACTACGAATCTGATGGGCGCGCAGGCGTTGAAGACCAAGGGGCTCCAGGTCGCTATCACCGACCTGATGAACGCCACGGGCGGCAGCGAGGATG